GGGTCAGAGACTTGGACAGAGATAGAAGCGTGAGGTAAACATGGCAAGTACATATACATCAAATGGTGGCATAGAAAAAATAGGTGCTGGAGAACAAGCGGGAGCTTGGGGTACTACAACCAATAACAATTTAGATATAATAGATAGAACACTTAATGGTCTTGTTACTCTAACTATATCTGGAGATAAAACTGTAAGCACAAGTGATGGCACTTTGTCAGAGGGTCATTACAAAATTTTAATCTTATCTGGCTCGCCCTCTGGTGGTTTTAATTTACTGATAGATCCCAACGATCAACAAAAATGGTTTTTTATTAAAAATACAACAAATCAAACAGCTACAGTAAAACAGGGTGGAGGCTCTGGAACTACCGTAGCTTTAGCTACTGGCACATCTGCCATAGTTTTTGCAGATGGTACGGGTGCAAATGCAAATGTGGCAACAGTTCCTACAGATTTATTAGGAGACACAACACCTCAACTTGGAGGTAATTTAGATACTAATGGTAATGCAATACTATTTGGATCAAGTAAATGGGCAATATCATTAGATGCTGGAGATAATGAATTGTTATTTAAGTATAATGGAACAACAGTATTTAAGCTAGGGTCTAATGGTGCGGTAACATCCGCTAATAATATAACAGCATTTGGAACAAGTTTATAATGACACTGCAATCTAGTGGTACAATATCATTAGCTAATATAAGAGATGAGTATAATAACGGCTCATCTGATCCTGTTGTATTGAATGATTATTATAGAGGCGGTTCATTAGTTAGAGCAAATGCAGATAATAATACAGCTACAAATTTGTCTGCGGATATACCAACTAGTGCTAATAGTAGTCCTTTATCTATAAATGATTTTTATGGACAAGCAAGAGCATTTAGAAAGACTTACTCATCGACTGCTACAGATCAAAGTGGTGTAGGTGTTTTTGGTGACGATTTTGCAGTGAATTACCCAAAAGAAATAGTGATAAATGCATCACAAACAGTAGGAGCAACAAGTTCTTCAGCTCCAGCTTTAAAAATAGATAGCACAGGTGCAGGCACAATTACTATTACTAATAATGGTAGTATAGAAGGTGCGGGAGGAGCTGCATCATCAGCAGGTGGTAACGCCTTACAGGTTGATGGTAGTGTATCAGTTACGTTAGTTAATAATGGTACAATTAAAGCTGGTGGTGGTGGTGGTGGTAATGGAGGCACGGGAGGTAGTGGTGTTTATACAGCTAATGCTACATTCTCTAATTTAGTAGATGAAGGTGGCGGCGGCACTTCTACTCCACAAAACAATAAACCAAGTTGGTTAAACTCAATTTATACAAGTGCTGGTGCTTTAGATGGTGCAGGAGTTGTTTCTGATAGATTATGGGGTGGTATAAATGCACAATTTAGTCGTGGGATTAATCCTGCACAGTTTGATATAAATCATTCTGGGAGTGCGGGAGCTGGTTTTGATGGAGCTTGTGCAAATAGAGGTCCAATTTATATATCTGCTCAAACAAACATAACAGGTGTTTATACTGTTTCTGCTAGTATTAGTTCTACTTATGGAAGCGGATATGGAACACCTACGGTATCAGTAAGCACAAGTACTTCTAGTGCTGGTACATCAAGAAGTAATAGTGGAACAGCAAACATAACAGCTTCAACTACAACATATTTTACTGGTTATGGAACTAGTTCAAATGGAAAAAATTATTATTATAATACTTTGTCTATGTCAGTTTCTGGTACTTGTTTAGCAATACAAACGGGTGGCTCTGGAGGCTCTGGTGGTGTAGGTCAAGGATACAATCAGTCAGCAGGATCAGCAGGTAGTGCTGGATCTGGTTCTAATAATGCAGGCTCTGGTGGAGCAGGCGGTGCAGGTGGAGCTTTTGGTGCCGCAGGTTCATCTGGTTCTACGGGTAGTAATGGTAGCGGCACATCAGTAAGTTTTCCTTCTTCTGCTCCTACTAATGGCGCAGGTGGCGCATCTGGAGGCGCATCAGGTAAATCAATTCAAGGTGTTAGTAATGTTTCATCAAGTGGCAGTGGTTCTTTAACTGGAGGTACAGCGTAATGCCAATACAAAGTTTAAAATTTAGACCAGGAGTTATATCAGATCTTACATCTCATAGTAATGAGGGTGGTTTTGTCGATGGCGATAAGGTTAGATTTAGACTTGGTTTTCCAGAAAAGATTGGTGGTTGGTCTAAATATAGCCCTAACACTTATCAAGGATCAGCAAGACGATTACATAATTGGGTTGCTCTTGATGGTTCTGATTTTATGGGTATCGGTACACATCTCAAGTATTATATAGAAGAAGGTCAAACATTTAATGATATAACACCTATAAGAAACACCACATCAGCGGGTGACGTAACCTTTTCTGCAACCAACGGATCAACAACATTAACTGTTATAGATCCTGCTCATGGAGCAAACGAAAATGATTTTGTAACTTTTTCTGGAGCAGCCACGCTAGGTGGTACAATAACAGCCACAATATTAAACATAGAATATAAAATTGTATCAATTATAAGCTCTAATTCTTATACAATTATATCTTCTGTTGCAGCAAATGGTTCTGACACGGGTAATGGTGGTGGTAGTATTGTTGGTACATATCAAATAAACACAGGTCTTGATGTAACAGTTGGTGGAACTGGTTGGGGTGCTGGACAGTGGAGTGGTACAACATCTGGTGCTTTAGCAACACAATTAGCAGAAGCATTAGATGCAAGTGAAACTGAAATAGATGTGGACAGTGCAACGGACATCACGGCTGGTGATTTGATATTAATAGAAGAAGAACTGATTACAGTTGGTACAATAAGTTCTAATACTTTAGGCACTGGTGGAGGTCCGTCAACCAGAGGTGCAAGTGGTACAACAGCAGCAACACATGCAGATAATACTCTTGTAAGATTAGCAGTTGGTAATGCAGATTCTGCCAATGATTTTGTTGGTTGGGGTAATGCAGCATCGGTTACAGTATCAGGAGCGCAGATACGATTGTGGTCGCATGATAATTTTGGTGAAGATTTAATTATAAATCCAAGAGATAGTGGTTTGTTTTATTGGGATAAAACTTCTGGCTTATCTGCTAGAGCTGTTGAGCTTAGTGCAACTAGCACATTTTCTGGAGAAACTAGTGTTCCACAGGTGGCTAAACAAGTTCTTGTTTCTGATCAAGACAGACATGTGATTGCTTTTGGCTGTGATGGATTCGGTGCTACTGCTACAACAACACAAGGTAATGGAGTACAAGACCCATTACTTATTAGATTTTCATCACAAGAAAATCCTGTTCAATGGTTTCCAACTGCTACAAACACAGCAGGTGATTTAAGACTTGGTGGTGGATCAACATTTGTTCAAGCCGTAGAAACAAAACAACAGATACTTGTGTTTACTAATAAAACACTACACGGCATGAAATTTATAGGTCCTCCATTTACATTTGGCTTGCAAGAACTATCTAAGAACATAACTATTATGAGTCCTGCTTCAGCTATTGCTGTTGAGGATGTTGTGTTTTGGATGGGAGTTGATACTTTTTACTTGTATTCTGGTGGTCAAACACAACAAATGCCTTGCACAGTCAAAGACAAAATATTTTTAAATTTTAACTTTGAAGAAAGTGATAAGGTTCATGCAGGAGTCAACTCTGAATTTGGTGAAATATTATGGTTCTATCCAACTGCAAGTAGTACAGAAATAGATGCTTACGTTGTATATAATTATATAGAAAAAGTGTGGTATTATGGAACAATGGCTCGCCAAGCATGGCTTGACAGAGGTATAAGAACATTACCAATAGCAACTGGTGGACAATATTTATATAACCATGAAACAGGTTATGATGATGATGGCTCTGCTATGACATCTTTTATTGAATCAGCTCCAATGGATATTGGAGAAGGAGATAAGTTTGTTTTTCTTAATCGAGTTATACCTGATATAACTTTTAATGGTTCTACGGCAACGAATCCAGATGTTGATTTTACAATGAAAGTAAAAAATTTTCCTGGCTCCAATTTTAGTCAAACACAAGATGGAAATGCACAAAGATCATCTACAAGTCCAGTTGAACAATTTACAGAAAAGTTAGATTATAGACTTCGAGGTAGAGCATTTGCTTTACGAATAGATTCAACATCGTTAGGAACTAAGTATAAACTTGGTACTCCACGAGTTGATATTAGACCAGATGGAAGAAGATAATGTTAGTAACTAGTATACCACAATATATACAAGGCTTAACAAATGCAAAAGTTGATTTAACAACAACTGATGCTACTGTTTTATACACTGCACCTAGTGGAGCAGATTTTAATGCGTCTGTTGTAAGTTCTATAATAGTATCAGAAGATAGCGGTAATGCTGATACCGTAACATTAACTATTACAAATGGCAGTGATGTATTTAGCTTGTTTAAAGTAAAGGCAGTAGGTGCAAATGGTACTATTGAGTTGTTAACAAGAGATTTAGTATTACAAAGTGGTGAAATACTGAAAGCAACAGCAGCAACGGCAAATAGGTTGCATGTTGTAGCAAGTATACAAGAGCTATCGAAGACAAGAGTAACAACAAGTGCGTTAGCACAGATATAGGATTGAATATATATTTAAAATAAGGTAGTGTGTTAGAATGAGTATAGGTAAATTATTAAAACAAATTGCTCCAATAGCCCTTAGTGCAGTCGCAGGACCTGCTGTTGGAGCTGGTTTAGGACAATTGTTCGGTACATCTGCTGTTAATCCGTTTATATCAAGAGCGTTAACAGGCGCTTTAACCAGTAAACTTAGTGGTGGCAAAACAAAAGATGCCGTTATGGCTGGATTATTATCAGGTGGATTAGGTGCGATGTTTGGCGGTGGAGCTGGAACAGAGGCTGGATCAAACGCAACAAACCAAGCTGCTGTTAAAGCTGGAACGATTGGAAAAGACATGTCAAAAGAACTTGCTCGTAATCAAGCAGTTCCAGAGGCTATTTCAAAAACAGCAACTGACACAGCATCAGAAGGTATTAAAAAAGTAGTTACAGGTGGTGGTAACTCTGGTGGTTTCTTAAATGCGTTAGGCATTGGTAACGACAGTCTTACAGGTAAATTCTTAGGATCAGGTCTAGGACAAGGATTAACTGCTGGTTTGCTCATGCAATTGTTAGCTGGTAATGAAGATGAAGGTGATATGAGATCAGAATTTGAAAGAAGACCTTTTGGATATGGCGGACCTGGCGGAAGACTTGGTGGTATAACGTATGCTAATATGGGTGGAGAGATGGGATTCCCTCGTAGAAACGGTGGTATAGACCCAAGCGAAGGTTCTGGACGTAAAGATGATGTACCTGCTATGCTTATGGCGGGTGAATTTGTGTTAACTAAAGACGCAGTTAAAGGATTAGGCGGTGGAAACCAAAGAAAAGGTATTCAAAGAGCTTATGATATGATGGATAACTTGGAGGCTAGAGCTTAATGGCAACTCAAACCTATGAAAATATACAACGATTACCTCCTTATTTAGAAGGTTTACAAAAAAGATTATTAAACACTGGATTTGGTGAGTTTGACGGTGACACGCAAACTACTAAAGGCTTGCTAGATTCTCCTTTAAATTTACCTGATTACCAAATTGCTGGAATGGACCCGCTTCGTGATGATGCAATCGATATGGGCGAAGGCATGGTGGGTTCTTATAAACCCTTCATTGAAGGTGGTGCAAATCAAGCACTTGCTGCTCAACAAGCATTAACAAGTGGGTTAGGATTTTTACAACCTGACTCTATAAAAAAGTTTCAAGATCCATATCAAGAACAAGTTATTGATAGAACGATGGCACAGCTTGACAGACAAGCTGATTTAAGAAGAGCTGGAGCTGATGCTCAAGCCGTAGGTTCTGGAGCTTTTGGTGGATCAAGACAAGGCATACAAAGAGCAGAAACAGAAAAAAACTTACAAAATACGAAAGCTGACACATTAGCAAGATTGCTTTCAAGTGGATTTGGACAAGCTCTAAAGGCTTCACAGGAAGCAGGAAGATTGTCAGGTGGTATTGGGCAGGCATTTGGAACTTTAGCTGGTACAACGTCAGATATAGGTCGTCTACAACAGGCTCTAGGTCAAGCAGATGTATCGCAGTTGAGTCAGTTAGGTGCAATGAGACAAGCACAACAACAAGCAGAACTAGATGCTCAAAGACAAAATGAAATGCAAAAAACTCAAGATCCATATACAAGGTTACAAATAGGTCAGAATTTATTGCAAGGAATGCCAAGTGCAAGTATTCCATCTACATTTACACAAGCATCTACTCCTTCTGCTAATCCATTTTTACAAGGTATTGGTGCTTACACAACATTGTCAAATATCGCACCTTTTGGTGGCGGTCAAAAAAGCTCATAAGGGTTAGGTATGGCTATTAACGATAGATTTGCAAGTGGTTTTTCTGGATTAAATAAACCTGGTTACATTACAATTCCAGATCTTATTAAGCCAGCAAATCCAATTAATCAATTAGATCCTAAACTAATTCGTAATTTAGGAATAGAAAGTGCTATACCAACTTCTGATAAAATTTTAAAACAATTAAGTGATAAAAAAGATTCTTTATTATTTTCTCCTGATTCAAATATAAATCCAAAAATTATAAAAAAAAGATTAGCTGATCTTAATCAAATAGAAGATGAAAAAGCAGCATCAGGTGAATTAACATCATTGAGAGATTTTAGACCTCAAGGTTCTTTGTCAGGAATAGGTGAAATTGATTTAGCTCAAGAAAGTAATCAAACATTAGGAGATAAATTAGCAGGATTAGATGAATCATCTACTGGAGCTGGTGCTAATAAAAAAACAGAGCTAGAAGCTAAAATACTTGAAAATCAACAAATAGCGGAAGAAGAACGAGGAATAGCTGGAGAAATAACAGGCGATGAAATAGGAGCTACAGATCCTGTGGATGCTCCTAAAAGTAAATTTCAAAAAAATCAAGAAAGTTTACAAGCATTATTTACATCAGCTATGGATGAACAGAAACAATTGTTCGGTGATTTAGCAGATGAAACTGGTAACAAAACTATAGAAGATTACAAAGCTGACTTTCAAAAAGCTACAGGTATAGATGTATCAGGTGAGCCAGATAACAAAATGGCACTTATGTCTTTAGGATTGTCCTTGATGCAAAACAAAGCAGGTAAAGGGTTTAACCTTAGTAACATACTTACATCTGTTGGTGAAGCTGGCGAAGCTGCTATGCCAGCGTTTCAGAAAGCTAAAGACGATGCTAGAGCTGGTCAAGTGGCTGCTGGTAAGTTTGCTCTGCAACAGACACAAGCTGATGAGAAGACTAAACTAGCATTAGCAAAAGAGAAGCGACTGGCTCTTAGTGCATTAAGCAAAGAATTTAGAACTAAAGCAGAGAATAGATTCTTAAAGAAAGAAGATCATTTAAATCAAATGGAGCAAAAAGAATTAACTGAAACAATTAAACTTAGGGCAGCAATGATAAAAGCTGGTAATAAAGCTAATGAATTAACTGGTAAAGTTTTAAAAATTAGCCCTATTGATGGACAAGGAAATCTTTCATATAGTAAATCTTTTAAAAAAGATGCGGGTGAAGGAAGTAGCGTAACTATTTTTAACAATGCTCCAGAAGATATAAGAAGATTTAAAAATGCTTTTGGAAACATAAAACAAGCTAGAAATTCGTTGTCAAACATTCAAACCCTTAACAATCAATTATTATCAACTGGTACAATCCCTGCATTTGAAATAGTTAGTGATAGTATTAAAAATGTAGGAGTTGCCCTTGGCATAAAACCTGAAACTTTATTTAAAAATCAAGTTTTATCTGATGGTAAAGGTGGTTTTACTTTGAAAAAAGGTGTGTCTAGGTCAGATTTATCTAAAACATTAAGAGATCAATTAGTAGTTCAATATAAAAGATTTTTAACACAAGAAACTGGAAATGGTATTTCTAATAAAGATGTTGAGATGGTTAATAAATTACTTGGTGAAGTTGCAGTATTAACAAATCCACAAGCCGCTAATGAAAAATTAGCCGCAATAGATGCTATTTTTCAAAAAAGTGAAGATCAAGTTGTAAACGTATTTACAGCATTTAGAGACAGAGACAGTTATATGAATGAAGCTCAATATAAAAAAGCTATGGGTGTTTTAGGTGAAGATGCAAATAATACAGAAACATATAAGTTTGGAACAACAGGCAGAGCTTTTAATGTAAGAATGGGTCAAAACGGAAGAATGATTTATAGCTTGAAGACAAAGTAAGGATTAGTTATGGCTTTAATAACAATTGAATTACCCAATGAATCTTTTGATGTTGAAATAGAAGGCGATCAGCCTAACGAAGCTGAACAAGCTGCCATTGAGAGTTTAATAAAACAAAAGACTGTAGAAGCAGATACTTCGGGTACAGAAGAAACAGTAGAAGAAGCTCCTAAATTTGACACTGGCACTGGTATAAGCAGTGGATCGTTAAGAGCTGCCTTGTCTATGGCAGAGAATAACGAAGAAGAAGACTTAATACTAGCCAAGTTTGGTATAGAAGAAGGCGAATATCTGCGTGATAATCGTGGAAGATTAGCTCTTACACCTGAAGGAGCGTTAAAAGTAGGTCAAGAAATAACTCAAAACACATTAATAGATGAAGAAGGATTTAGTAAATATGACTTTGCTGACCTTGCCAGTATAGCTCCAGAACTTATTGGTGGTGTCACTGGTGCGATCAAAGGAGCGGCGGCTGGTACTGCTATTGCACCTGGCTTCGGAACTATTTTAGGTGGAGCTTTAGGCGCTGGATTTGGATCAGGTGCGGGTCAAGGTGTTGAAGAAATCATAGAGGGTCTTGCTGGCGTTTCCAAACAATCAGCGGCTTCAATTGCCAAAGATATAGGAACAGAGGCGGCTATAGGATTTGTTGGTGATTTAACATTTGGTGTAGCAGGTGCTTTGTTTAAAACGGGTAAAGGTATGACTTATGGATTAAAAGACTTACCACCACAAGAAGCAAAAGCTGTTTATGAGTCTATGAAGTTAAGAGTTCCTGTTGTCGATGATGCTGGCGAACCATTAAAAATATTAGATGAATTAGGAAATGTTGTTAAAAATGCAGACGGCACAGATAAAATGTTGTTGGATGCACAAGGCAAACAAATTATAGGTCGTTATGAAGATGCTGGACTAACACCAGGCATAGGTTCTATGGGTGCATCAGGCATCATGTCAAGAAAAGAAAAGATTGCTGAAAAGGTTATAGGTCCAACTGAAAAACAAAGAAATAATTATAACAATATGTTAAAAAGTATTACCTATTTTAGAAATTTAACTGGTGATGCTGGAGAAACATCCGCAGAAGAAGTCGGACAAATATTATCAAAAGGTGTTCAAGAAGATAATGCTCTTTTAAAAATAGCTGCTAAAGATGCTCAAAAAGATGTTTTAGAAACATTAGATGGAATTGTTAGTACTTTCGGTAAAGCAACAACAAAAGATACTCCAATAAATGATGAGATATTTAGTATATTAAAAAAATCATCTGAATCATTTGACGTTATAAATTCAAATCTTTACGGAAAAGTAGATGATGTTTTAGAAGATGTAATAGGTGATGCAGCTTTTTTAAACACAGGAACTTTAAAAGAATTAGCTAGAAAATTAGAAGTTAAAACATCTTCTGCAGCCGTATTTGACGCTAATATTGGAGCATCCAAGTCTGCATCAAAAGCTGGTGTGGCTAAAGCTATAATTGAAAGTATTAATACTTTAGGAGAAAAAACAACTTTTTCTCAATTATACAATTTAAGAAGTGCTATAGGTGATGCTTCAAGAGTTACTGGAACAAAGAACGGTGGTAAAATATTAAGAGATGCTCAAGCCTTAATAGACGCTAAATTAACAAGTGCTAATTTTAAAAAAGAATTAGCTGATGCCTCTAATAATGAAATAACAAGAGGGTTAACGCCTCAAGCAAGAACAAGACTTGACGATGCAGCAAATAGTATAGATGAATCAAGAGCTTTCTTTGCAAAAGGAACAGATTTATTTGAACAATTTGCAGATCATATAAATGTAAAATCCTTAAACAAAACAATTATGGCTGGTAAAACTCCTGACATTGAATTTGCTAAAAAACTTATTAGAAATGACAATGCTAAACCTTTAAAAAGTGCTTTAGATGCAGTTAAAGGAATGACACAACGATCTGCTGATGATGTGTCTCAAGATGCTTTATTAGGAGTTAAAAGAGCTGAAAGATTAAGAGGCAGACTTGCAAATAGTTGGTTAAGAGAAGCAATGGATAATGCTACTGGTAAAACAGTAGGTGGATTACCAGACGATTTAGCTTTTTCTGGTATTAAATTCTCTCAAGCTATAGATGATTTAGGATCTACCGCTAAAGTTTTGTTTGGTGATCAAACAGATAAAATCATGGCATTATCAAAACAAATAAGAATGACATCTAATTCAAACATGACAGCAGAAGCTGTTAAAAGAGCAATTGACGAAGGCGCACCAAAAAGTTTATCAGACGTTTTAGAGTCATTAAATAAAGCTCAAAGAGAAGTAACACAATTTCAAAATAACTCAGCAATAAAATCATTAAACAATGAGACTATAACACCATTAGTGGCTTCTGAAACATTAGCCAAGCCTAATGCCAAAGCAGAATCTGTAGATGCTGTTATGCAATTTTTTAAAAACAGAGCTAACAGAGCTGTAGGCAAAGACCCTCAAACTATAGCTAAAGCTCAAGAAGATTTAGCAAAAATACAAAACTTTTATATGAATAACGTCTTAAAAGATTTTGGTGGTGATGCTTTCATTGACGGTTCATCTATGAAGGCTTTTGCTAAAAGTTTTAACGAAGGTGGTGCAAACGGTAAATTTCGTTCAGTCTTTGGGGAAGAAAGCGGAATGATGTTAGAAAAATTTGGTAGAGCATTAAATGTTGTATCTAAACAAGCTCAAGGTGGTGATCTTGTAGCAGCTAACATTGCATCTGCACCGTTTTCAAACATAGGAAAACTTTTAAACTTTAGTATTGTTGGTAAATTTCTTTTAAACAAACCTTATGCTAATAGATTTATGAAAAGTTACGAAAAAGCTGCTGCTGGTCAAAGTCAAGCTGGTAGAGCTAAATTATTTTTAAATATGTTTACCGAAGCAATGGCACAATTCAGCGCACAAGCACCTGGTCAATTAATGCAAGAAGCTGTAAATGAGGGTACAAAACAATTATCGGCTGTTGCTGATAGTTCTGGATTAACCTCAGAGTTACAAAATTTAAGGTCAAGTGTAGAAAAAGGCGTTAACCAAAGCCGAACAAATGTTCGCCCTAACCAAACTGGAATAAACGTACAACCAGCATCGAACAACACAGGAATTGGAGCTATAGATGTTACTGATCCAAGTACAGCGTTAGCTTTAGGACTAAGCCCATCAATGCAAGCAATAGCAAGTAGGAATCAAACAGCATGAACATAGATGAATTAAGAGAAGAAATAAAAAGAGATGAGGGTAGTGTTAATTCTGTATACCTCGATCATTTAAATTTACCGACTTGTGGTATCGGACATCTTATTACTGAATGGGATGAAGAGTATAACAAACCAGTTGGAACTACCATATCAGAAGATCGTGTTAAAGAATTGTTCGCAAAAGATATAGAGATTACTATATCAGAGTGTAAAGAATTGTTTGATAACTTTGATAATCTACCAGAAGAGGTACAAAAAATCTGTGCGAACATGATGTTTAATATGGGCAGACCTCGTTTATCCAAATTTGTTAAGTTTCGTGAAGCTATATCTAAAAGTGATTGGCTTGAATGTGCCATACAAATGGAAGATTCAAGATGGCACAAACAAGTAACCAAAAGAGCTGATCGTTTAATAAAGAGAATGGAAGACTTAGGTGTTAAGGAACAAGTCGCTTAGTTATTAAGTGTTCCTAAACCTAAACGAGTAACATTGTCATCATCTTTAAATCTATCTTTATAATCTTGATCAACCCATATAGATATTTGTTGACGTATATTACGTCTTTCATCATCACAAATACGTTTTAGTTTATGATAAGTATCAGTATCAATACCAATTGACTTGAATTTTTTTGGATCTGCCATTATAGTAACTCCCATGTATAACAATAATAAACGAATTATAACCAGAAAAGTTGGGAAACCCAACAAGTATTTTGCAAAAAAGACAGTTGCAATGGGATTAAAGTTTGATTCTAGGTGGGAAGCAGAGCGTTGGGGTCAACTTAAATCAATGGAAAGAGCTGGTGCAGTACAGCAATTAGACAGACAAATTAAATATGAATTAAATGTAAACGGTCAAAAGATATGTAATTATATTGCTGACTTTACATATTTATTAGTAGACGAAGATGGATCGTCAAGATTCATTGTTGAAGATGCTAAAGGCGTTCTCACGCCTGAGTTTAAGCTAAAGAAAAAACTTATGCTTGCCATACATAATATAGATATATTATTAACTTTTAAAAAAAAATGATAGAACAGGTATTGACTTTGTTGTAACTAGTGCTATATATGAAGTTCTAGCGTAAATAAAAAGGAGGTCAATTATGACATCATTTACAAACTACTTTGAGATGGATGACCAGAAACTCATCGAATCTCGTAAGTCTCTTGAGAAAGACATGGAGTCTTTGAAGAAAGATTTACAAACTATTAACGAAGTTTTTGAACACAAGTATGGTAATACTGCTCGTGACAAACTTAGAGAAGCTGGTAAGGACTTTGGTTCTACTAGTTTTATGATAGCAAATAACATTAAACTTAATGCTACGTTCAGAAAGAAAGTTGAATGGGATCAAGTTGGTCTTATGGCAACGCTTGATACTATGGATCAACAGGAAGCGAGACACTATGGTAAAATAAGTGTTACTGTAGAAGAAAGAAAGTATTCCACTGCTCCACCAACAATCAAAGCTATTTTAGAACCACATAGAACTGTGGACTTAGCTGGCGTATCATTTAAATTGGAAGAGGTAGAATAATGACATTAAATATTATTACAGCCGAACAACGTATGGCTGAGAAAAAAGGTCATAAGATCGTTGTGTGTGGTCAGAGTGGAGTGGGTAAAACCACTCTTGCTCGGACTTTAGATGCAGACACTACATTGTTCATGGACTTAGAGGCGGGTGATGCGGCTATCGAAGGGTGGCCCATAGATGTAATTCGTCCTAAGACATGGGCTGAATGTCGTGACTTTGCATGTTTTTTAGGTGGAGGTAATCCATCATTAACTGACGACCAAGCCTATAGCCAAGTGCATTACGATCATGTTGTGCAAGAATATGGCGATCCTTCTGAAATGATGAAAAAGTATGATACTATATTTGTAGACAGTATAACTGTAGCAGGACGATTGTGCTTTCAGCATTGCATGGGTCAACCCGAAAATAGAACTAGGAACGGTACAATAGATACTCGTGCTGTTTATGGTATGCAAGGTCGTGAGATGATGTCATGGCTTACACATCTACAACATATTCGTGAAAAGAATGTAATTTTTGTTGGCATTCTTGATGAAAAAGTTGATGATTATGGTCGCAAACTATTTGACTTACAAATAGAGGGTGCAAAAACTGGTCGTGAACTACCAGGTATTGTGGACGAAGTTATCACAATGGCAGTTATGACAGGTGACGAGACAACAGGCACATACCGTGCTTTTGTATGTCAGACGTTAAATGAGTGGGGTTATCCAGCAAAAGATAGATCGGGCAAACTCGATGTATTGGAAGAGCCACACTTAGGTAAACTTCTGGCTAAAATGAGTGGCGGATCAAAGCAAGCAGATAAAGAGCTTACATTTGTTGATCCCGCTAAACAACCAACGTCTAGCAACGAAGGAGTAACTAATAATGCTTGACTTAAATAATATAACCCCAGATGAGGGTAACGACTTTTCTTTAATACCACATGGAACTATTGCTCGTGCAATACTTTACATCAAACCACAGATCGATGGAGTTACAATTCCAGACTTGGCTCAAGATGCTATCTTCAGACAGTCAGCTACGTCTTCTGCTAAATGGATTGAATGTGAGTTTACAATCATAGGCGGTCAGTTTGACAAGCGTAAGGTTTGGCATAACTTGTTCTTTGATGGTGACAAGAAGAATGCAAGTGGAGTGTCTATGTCCAAAGAGATAGGACTTAGAACTCTTAGGGGTCTTGTTGACAGTGCAAAAGGATTAAGTCCTGCTGACATGTCTCCAGAGGCTAATGCTTTGAGACAAATACCTAGTCTTGATGCAATCAACGGTATGGAATTTTGCATAAAGATTGCAGTT